GGTGCCATTGAGTACCTCTGCGAATCTGGAGAATACCCTGAGACTACTGTCCCAGCAGCTTTCGGAGATGAGTCGGCTCTCTCGCGCGTCTGGCGTGGAGAGCAACCAGATCTCCTCTTGATACGCTCCGAACTCGGAGTGGACAAGGTGCTCGCTGATGTCGTAGCGGACTCCACACCAGGAGTACCGTGTATGATGTTGGCGGGAAAGAATGGACCTCTTTTGGAGGACCATTCTGAACAGATAGTTGCGGCGGTGGTTGAAAGGTTTGTGCTTAGGGCACAACAGAAACGCGGAGAGGCTCTTAGTGCCTCTGAGTTAGTTAGAGAAGGATTGGTTGATCCCGTTCGTTTGTTCATTAAGGATGAACCCCATTCGGAGACCAAGGTTAAGGCCGGTAAATTCCGGCTTATATCTGGTGTTTCTATAGTTGACCAACTGTGTGAACGACTGCTGTGTGGTCGGCAGAACAATGCTGAGATTCGTGATTGGAGGACTTGTCCTTCTAAGCCGGGTCTTAGTCTTGCTGATGATGGCCTACAGTCAATGGCCGAGTGGTTCAGAACAATGTTAGCGACGGGTAAGTTGCAGGAGACTGATGTGTCGGGTTGGGATTGGTCAGTGCAACGGTGGGAGATGGACGCAGATGCGGTGTGCAGAGTGAAGCTTGCTGGAGCTGTTGAGGAATCGTTTTTCGGTTTCTTGCAGTTGCAAAATGCTCTTTTGTGCTCGCGGAAAGTGTTCGTTATCCCTGGTGGTGAAATGGTTGAACAGTTGGATGATGGTGTCCAGCCGTCAGGACGGTATTGTACCAGTTCGTCGAATTCTCGTATGAGGATTCTAGCGAGTCTGGTCGCCAGACAGATGGCCGGACATGTCCTCCAAGGTCCGATTGGAGTAGCAGCCATGGGTGATGACTGCGTTGAGAGGTTTGTGGAGGGTGTTGCAAATAACCTCGAGAGATTAGGTCATAGAGTGAAGATGTCAGTAGTACGCTCTAGACTAACGGATGTTTCCTTCTGTTCACACAGATGGTTGGACAATGGCTTTGCCGCGCCAGAGACTGTGGGTAAGACAGTCTTTCGTTATCTCTCACACCCTCCTGGGTCTCAGGAGTATCCAGCCTGGTTTGTCCAGTTGCGGTGGGTCTTCCGCCACCACCCTGAGATTGAGAGGATACTGAAGGTCTGTGAAGGGAGGGCTCTAGCCAGTGTAGAGCCCATTGACTTTGCCTAGTGAGTCAAGTTCGTCGCTTTAAGACGCTTGGAAGGTGG